GGCCATAAGAATAATTGAGAAAGTCACCATCCATCAATCTCCACATCCCACTTGTCTTTTATCATAAGCGGAATCATCATATAGGCTTCCATTAGTTTGAAGAAGTCTTGGGAGTTCTCGAAAAAGTATTCTGGTTCATCTATGGTAAGTAATCCTCCTCCGTCGATAGTTCCATCAGACTTGATAGTTCCTTCACTGTTATCCATTATCCTGTAAGCATATCTACGCGGGTGCCTCGTCACCTCTACATAATACTTAGACCCCTCAACAGTCCTAGATATCATATCTAGCATTCTTAGTTTCTTTCCGTTTGTCATCACAATCTCCCTGATTGTTCGCGTTGATACTGTTCAAAGTCATCCTCTAAATATCTGACTGTACCCTTGTCTGAGTTGAGATTAATCCATGGGGGACCGATTCTCTTGCTCCTGTAACTTCTTAGCGTATTCACTGAAACACTGAGTATTTTAGCGACTTCTTCTGGCGTTAACATGCGGGGGAAGGTCATATATTATTGGACGACATTAGACTGAAGCAGACATAATAGGCCACCCACAGGCAAGTCAAGCTAAAAGTTTGCCATAAGCGCTCATAATTACCTATATGCCAGAGTTAGCTTCCACCACACGCGAACAAAACCATACACACCTGTTTTTCCTAGGTGATTCAGGGCAATCTGTGTCTGGGACCAACAATAAGCACTCGCATAACGCTATCTTTGAGCCTGAGTCTCAGCAATGGATAATTGAACCAGCTGAAGACGGACACACACATGACGTAATTCCATACGTTCCAGTTATAAAGAATCCTCCTAAGAAGACTGACCAAGAGAAAGCCGATGCAGCTTTAGAACTCTATAAGTACGCACTTCAGACAGAATACACTGCAAGAAAAGACGCAAAAGAGTCTGTTGGCTTCTATACAGGCAAAAAACAGTGGGATGACCAGACAAAACAAGACTTAAATGCTGAAAAACGCTCCGCTATAACCATAAACGAGGTAGCAGCTAAGGTTGACCTACTCGCAGGATTCCAAGGTCAGAACAGAACTGACGTATCTTTCGCTCCTATAGAAGAGGGAGACAACAGGGTAGCTCACTTACTAGACATTGTTTACAAGAATATTGAAGACCAGAACAACTTCCCACACGAAGAAAGACTGGCATTCCTAGATGAAATAGTTCAAGGCAGAGGAAACCTTCACGTTTACGTTGACTACGACAAGGATGTTCAAGGCAAAATCGTCATAGAGAAGCTAGATAACGATGAAGTTGTCTACGGACCTCACCAGAAGTTTGACCTCAGCGACTGCGAGCACTTAACCAAGTTCAAGATGTTCAGTAAAGGACACGTTGAGCAGAAATGGCCTGACAAACATAAGGACATAAACGTCATGTTCACAGCAGTTCCTGACGATGAGTTTGATGGTGCAATCATAGATAACCCAGGTGACCAATACGCTACTGGAGTTGAGCTAGACTTAGTCATAGGCGGCTCTGCTGCTACAGACATTCTGGTGGATACAGTCCGTAAGGAAATCAAGATAATCGAGAATTACGCTAGAGAATACTACACTGAGTTCGCTATCACTGCTCCCGAAGAGGGATTTGTTCAGATGATAGCTAGACTTTCAGAGACTGAGGCTAAGAAATGGGCTAAAGTCCCTGGCATTCGCACAATCCGCAGGAACCGTTCTTTCATTCGCAGGACAGTCGTAGCAGGAACTATCTTTATAGAAGAAACCTTCACAGACGACTTTGACATCATTCCAGTGTACGCCAAGAAACAAGGCAACTACTTTTACGGTAAAGTTGAGGAAGTAAAAGACCCTCAGCGTGAAATCAATAAACGTCACTCTCAGGCAATTGACATTGTTAACAAGGTAGCTTCTTATAACTGGATAATCGACGAGATGACATTCAGGGACTCGAAAGAGGAAGACGATTTCCTAGCTAACTCAGCGACTCCGGGCTATGTCATCAAAGTAGACGACATGAACAAGAGCATTCCTCAGAAGGTTGACGGCATCAGAGTTCCAACTGAAATCGTAGCTATGATGGAATTGAGCACAAACAAACTCCGTGAGATAATGAATATCCCAGCCGAAGCCTCAGGTTTCAGTGATAGAGAGTTCTCTGGCGTAGCTATGCGTGAGAAGAAACACTCAGTTCAAGTCGCTAATGAGTTCTTATTTGCTAACCTTAATACAGCTAAACGAATCTTAGCTAGACGAGTTATTAACAAAGTCCAAGAGATATACGACGTTGACAGGATTTTACGCCTAGTCAACAACAGCCAACCTAAGTCCGAAGAGGACCAGATGGAAAACCAGATAAACATGAACGAAGCGGCATCTCTATTGCAGAACGCTGACCTCATGAAATACGACGTTGTTACTACTGAATCGGTAAACTCACCGACGACTAGAACAGCGAATTTCGCAGTACTTATGCAACTTGCACAACAAGGCATTCTTACTGACCCATCACTTCTGATCGAAGCATCAGATATCCATAACAAGGATAAGATGTTGGGTAGACTTAGTGAAGCAGCAGCCGCATCAGCGGAAGCCGAAAAGAACACTTCACAGTCCGAGAGTTTCAAAAGCGCACCTGATGAGTTACAAATTCATCTTTATAACACTGGGCAAAGTCCCCTCAATACGGAGCAGTCAGTACAGCTGCCCCCTCAACCTGAGGAAACCCAGCAATAATGAGAGTTCAAGGACAATTAGGTGGACGAAGGATAAACTTGCACTTACGCGAGAGCCTTACTTTTATGGGAGAATACCATGTCAGATGAAGCCGCAGTAGCGGAAAGCCCTGTCGAAAGCCACCTAGACGATATTTTTAATACTAATATCAATGAGACGATTACCGAGCCCCCAAGCGAGGAAACTCAAGGATTAGGAGAAGAAGTATCACAAGAGGCAGAGACAGAACCGCAAGCAGAAGCCCAACCAGACGTAGATTCTCAGTTGCAAGAACAGATTAACACTCTGACGAAACAGCTAGAGAATTCACAGAATATGATAAGCCGTCAAGGGAACGAGATAGGTGATTTAAGAAAAGCAAATGCGCCCGAAGAAAGGACGAGTGAGCAATTCCTAGATGACTTTGCCAAAGACCCTGAGGGAACAAACAGAGCACAAATGCAAGCTGAACTAGACCGTCGTGAACAAACGAGAGCTGCGCAAGCAGAAGTAGTCGCGTCCAACAGACAAGCTGTATTAAGCATTGACCCTGAGTTCGACAATAAGATAACCGACATTAAGACTTGGTACAAAGATAAAGGTGCAAGTCAAGAATTCGTTAATAGTATTTCGGCAAACAGTTTATCACAGAATGTGGATTTATCAGCAGCTTTATCAGAAGTTATGAGCCTCAAGCAACAGCTGGCGGAAACCAAGTCCAAGAACACAGGTATGATTGATAAAATCAACAAAGGTACAACTGTGGTTAGCGGAAAATCTGGTCAATCTTCTAGTTCTGATAGTACGATGCAAATGGCAAATGCCGAAAAGCGTAACTGACCTCTCTGATGCTCAGTTAAAGAAGATGCTTGGACAACATTCGTGATCCACTTACAAACTTCTAAACTTATATTTTAAACTAATACAATGGCACAAACAGGATTTTCAACTAGTTCAGCTGAAACTGTTAAGCTGTGGAATGAGAAATTATTCCGCGATACAGTTAAGGCTTCATATTTCTCTCGATTCATGGGCACTAGCTCTGATTCTATTGTTCAGGTAAAGACTGACTTAGAATCTGGACAAGGTGACCGTGTTCGATTCGCACTTAGGATGCGTTTATCAGGCGCTGGCGTTACTGAGGGTCAAACCTTAGAAGGTAACGAAGAAAGCTTGACTACGTACACTACTAACCTAACTCTCAAGCAGTGGAGACACGCTGTTCGTGATGATGGAGCAATGAGCCGTAAACGCGCAATGTTCTCAATCTCTGAGGAATCTCGTTCAGCTCTTGCTGACAGGACAACTGAAAAGATTGACCAAGAGTGCTTCGACGCTTATACTGCTACAGCAGCAACTAAAACCTTTTATGGTGCTAGTGGAGCTAATGACGCTGCGTTAACAGGCGCACTTTTACTAACTCCTTCTGTTATCAGTAAAATGAAAGCATGGGCTGTTACTGGTGGCGACCGAGGCCAAACACCTCTTCGTCCAGTTATGATAGTCGGGAAGAAGCATTACGTTCTTCTTATTCACCCTGACAATGCATACGACTTGAAGCAGGACACAACTTGGAACAACGCACAGCAAAACGCGAATGTTCGAGGCAACAGCAATCCTATCTTTGATGGTGCGCTTGGGATATGGGATAATGTTATTATCCATGAACATGAGAATATTCCTATCGTCAATACCTTTGGTTCAGGCGGTTCTTCTGGTTCTAAGTGCTTATTCTTAGGCGCACAATCTTTATTGTGGGCATGGGGAAAAAGACCTTCTGTTGTTTCTAAAAAGTTTGACTATGAAGAACAACAAGCGTACGCTACTGGCATGATTTATGATGTTGCCAAGCCTGTGTTTAACTCGTTAGATTATGGTTCAATAGCGTTACACGTTAATAGAACTAAAATCGCTGACGCCTAATATTTAAAAGGAGATACTAAAAAATGGCTTTAACTACTTACACTCTTAATACACAAGAGACTAAAAAACTTGAGAACGAAATCGTAATCAAGAATGTTACCGTAAACGCTGCGACTACTAATGTAGATCAAAGTGTTGATGGTGTAATCGAACTATTCAAGATACCTCAGGGTGCTCTTGTGACCAGTGTTTCCATCTATATCGCTACTGTTGAAGACAGTGCTGCCACCTTAACAATAGGTGATGGTACTGACGTTGATGGATTCCTAGCTGCTATAGATGCTACATCTGCAATCCTAACTAAGTCTGACAAACCTATCAAT